CAAGTTTACTAGTATCGACCTTCTTGTGCAATAACTTTTCCACATCAACACCACTAGAAAGAACCTCACGCATTTCAGGTGTATAGTTTTCTGGTTCAATCAGTGTTTCTGGTGAAATATTATATTGCATCATCAAGTGTGGATACAGACTGTTCAAGTCAAAACTGGCAACCCAGTTGTGCAAACCAACTTGTGGTTCTTTTACATATGCACCTTCAAATGCAGAATCTTTATCCTGCACTTCACGTGGTGGTACAATAATCTTCTGTTGCAGTAGATAGGAATATGTCAGAGAATCCCACATGCGAGTCTGTGCAAACACATCTTCATAGTTACACTTGGTATCATATGCAAGAGTGAGTGCCAGTTCGATCAACTTCAACTTATCTTCAAGTTTAAGAATCAGTTTAACGTCTTTGATGTTATACTCAATAAACTTCTGGAAGTTCAAACGATACAACTGGTGCAGGTTTTCATATTCATCATAAGAGATTTTACCTTCACCAAGTTCTACGTTTGCAATATTATCAAGACGATAGGATTCTTGTGACTTACCGCCTGGCGCATACCATTTGTAAAGTTCGATATAGTCTAGCGATTCAACACCGACAAAACTGTAGGCAATCAACTGACGACCATTAATATTGGTTCTTCGTTCTGAGATGTAATTCCACGGCGACAGTTTCTTGGTTTCATCTTCACCAAGAATCTTACGAAAACGATTGACAAGATATGGAATATCGAAAAACTTTGTGTTCCAACCAGTGATAACATCCGGGCAATTATCTGACCACAACATCAAGAACTTCTTGCAAAGAGTCCATTCATCTTTACACTTGATATAATATTCATCACCTTGAACTTCATAATCACCACAACCAAACACATAGGTTTTGCCGTTCATATAGGTGATTGCAATCGCCGTGATAGGTTCGTTGGCTAGATAAGGATCTGGGAATCCGTTTTCTGAACCGACCTCAATATCGACAATTGCCACCGAAACTTTATCTTGATCCCAGTCAACCATCTTAGGATGTTGATCTGCAATGAATGCATATTCGTATCTGGTGTTACCATAGATTTTTGGTGCACCAGGAATGCCATCATATTTCTTAAAGAATTCTCGCGCTTCGTAAATGCTATCGAAACGTTTCTCTGTCAAATCCAATCCGTCAAGAGATTTGTGTGTGCCTTTATCTTTTTTGGCAGGCAGATACAGAGATGGTTCGTAGTCAACTTTTTGTTTGATACGTTTTCCATCCATGATCCCGCGATACAGGATCTTGCCGCCTATGGCTTGAACATTGGTATAGAAGTTAGACATTAACCGGTAATGATGCTTTGTTGTTTAGGTAGAATGATACCAGTGCCAAAAATTTGATTATAATTATTAACAAAATCATCGGCAGGAACATAGGAGTATACTACATGTTGCTTCTGAATGGCAACCTGTGTCCCAGTTTTTTGTTCAGAATGTAAAGGAAATGGTGCAAACCCGACATTTGGTATACCATCTTTACCCCTAACAACCGCAACACCAACAGGATTTGTTAATACCACAGTTGTATCCGTTTCCTGACTCACTTCAGCCAAGACTTCTTCGTGTGTTACAAGTTTGAATAACATGATTTTCATAGACGCACCTTTCATAGTTGTATAAATACTTATGAAGTTTATTTTAACATAAATTTCATTCTATGTCAATACACCTAAAATAAAGGTAAAAAATGTTCAAAAAGCTTACCGGATTGGTGCTTTTTGTCATGTCTTTAGCATCTGTCGCACAGACAACATATGATTCGACAACATTGGTAGACACGAACAGTACATCTACCTCTACAAGCACAGTAAACACAAATAACACAAGCACAGCCACGACTGTAAACACCAATAACACCAACGTCAATAGTGTCTCTACGAATGTCAATACAAGCACCAGTGTAAACACAAATAACAATGTGAACACCGGCACAATGACGTACAACAACAATAACGTCAACTCTAGTGCCAGCACATCTACGAATGTAAATACAAATAACAATATAAATTCTGGCACAATGACGTATAATAACAACAACGTCAATACAAATACGAATACTTCTACAAGTACAAATAACAATGTCAACACTGGTGACATGACAAATCGAAACATAAACTCCAGTACCGCAACTAGTACAAACACCAACAACAATGTCAACACTGGTGACATGACAAACAGAAATATAAACACCAGCGCATCGACTTCTGCATCAACGTCCACAAATAACAATGTGAATAATAATGTGCAGACTGGTGATATGACGAATCGAAATATCAATACATCTGAAATTACACAAAGAATAATTCAGCCACCACCAACCGCTGTTGCACCTATGATGATGAGTGGAGGTAATAATGATTTGTGTACTACTGGTTCAAGTAGTGCGGTTCAAACACAAATATTTGGTGTGAGTTCTGGTGGTACAATTCGTGATGAAAATTGTGAAAGGTTAAAGTTATCCAAGACTCTTTTTGATATGGGTATGAAAGTGGCCGCTGTTGCTGCAATGTGTCAAGACCGCAGAGTGTGGGATGCAATGATGTCAGCAGGCACACCTTGCCCTTATGAAGGTAAGATTGGTCAAGCGGCTAAAGAAGCATGGGAATCAAATCCAAGGAAAATTCCTGAACCAATAAAAGAGAAAAAAGATGACAATTATACAAAAATTGGTATTGGCAGTTTACTCGGCATTCTTGTTCACAAGCTTATCAAGTAATGCACAAGAACTGATACCAGGACAAATATACAATACCAATAACATTGTAGTGCCAACAATTCAAGGTGGTCCATCATCTTGGGTTGGTGGTGTTTATCAAGACAACTTGACTTGTTGGTCAGGGGGTGACCCAGGTTATTGTGGTCCCAATGCAATCGTTCGACCAGGTAATGTTATAAACTTTTCCTACGGTTCAACTTATGTTTACCAACAACAAAATATTTCAAACTTATTGCCCTCAACATCTGGTCTACAAGTTACTGGTTATAATTTTGGATTCAATGCGAAAAACGGAAACGGTTGGGACGATGGTCGAACCGACCAACTAACTGCACTTGTTCGTTTTTGGGACACTACAGGTGGCAGAGGCACAAATAATTTATTGTATGGTAACTCTTACAATCTTAATTATAAATTCAATTGGACTAATTTTAATTTCTCGGAGAATTTCACATCACCTCTGAATGCTAGTTCGATAGGGCAAGTTCAATATGGGTTTATAGGTAAGGACAATAACGGTTGGGCAGGTCCTTACGGTCCTGAAATATACAATATTTCTTTTTCTTTGAAGTACACTGTTGACCCATGTTCAGTGAACGTATTGAGTTCGCCAAGTTGTCCTGGTTATTTGAGTGCTATTAATAGTTTGACACCTGCAATAACCACAACTACTTTAGGTTCAGTTTCGGTTGCGACTCCGACTAACACCAGTTTACCAACAACATCAGACGTTCAACCAACGACAATAACAGTTGATGCTGGTGGTGTTGAAGTCTCCACTTCAGGAACAATTAGTGCTCCAGACAATATACCACAATCTGTAAAAGAATCACAGACACAAACGCAAGCTGAGAAACAGGAAGAAAGAACAAAATCATCACCCAACATGTCATTGGTTATGAGTGCCGTTAGACAAGTTCAATCAAACGACAGAGCTGTTCAGGCTGCTGCTGTACAAAATGCGTTACAAGAAGTTTCGAATGCAATCTCAAATGCACAGGAACAAACAAATATGATAATTGAAAACAACCAGAGAAACAATGCCGTTCAACAACAGGCGACAGTTGAATCTCAATCCCATAGCGTTGTCAATTTACAATTTCAACAAGCACCAAGAACACCCGAACAAGTAATTACACAGACTCAGCAAATTCAAGTTGCAAAGATGGATTATTCATTGTTACCTCCACAACCAAATATAAACAGTGTTTCACCCAACAATGTTTTTCGACAAAGAGAAAACGAAATCGAACTTCCCACACAAGTAAGTTTTATGGGAAGTGAAAGTCCTATAAAGTCAATTATGGAACAAAGACCGAATATCGATACCACAATCAATGAGCAAAAAACGGAAACGGTAAAGAGTGATGTTCAAGCAAACGAAGCGGCCGGCGGCAGAGACATAAACTCAATTGCTGTGATTCCGGCAGGTTTTGAATCTTATATAAATTCGATATTACGTGATGTTGCATTTTATAAACCGGATGAAATTTATAAGGGGCAAAGAACTGTAGATAATGTTAGAGCATTGAGACAACTATCTTCAGATAGGTTACATCAAGAAATGGTCAACCAACAATACAGGGACTAAAATGACAGAAGAAATTAAAAACGTAAACAAAAAAATAGACGAAGCAGAAGCAGCAGTTAAGAAGTATGCGAGTAAAGATACCGTTATTAGTATTGGTGGTTATGAATTCACGCCGGCCAAACTAATGGTCGCTTTTACTTTGGTGTCATCAGCCCTTGGCGGTCTTTATGGTGCGTTTGAGGTTTACAAAGACTACCAAGGTATGAAGAAAAAGATAGCAGAATATATTGCACCAGATTTGTCTGAGTTTGATAAACGATTAGCCGTTATTGAGGAAAATAGTGCCAAAACTTCAGACTATACAAGAGATATTAAAAATGATTTGAAAAATGATATTCGTAGAAATGAATCTGTAACAGAACAGATTGAGCGTAGTGTAAAACAGGCACAACGAGAAACCGAAACAGAAATGCGCCAAGCACGAAAAGATATTCGTGAAGATTTGGAAAAAGCAAGAGGCGAAGTTGCTTCGATACGTAAAGAAGTGGCAGATGCTCGCCGTGAGATTTCTAGAGAAGTAGATGCCACCAAGAGAGAAATTGCCAAAGAAGTTGACACTATGAAAAAAGAAGTTAAAAGAGATGTGGACGCTCTTAAAAAAGAAGTTGACCAGAAAATACAGAAAGCTATAGACAATCCTTTAGCTAATAAATGATTTTTGAAATTATTTTATCTTATAAATTGGCTTATCTGAAACCACAGTATGAGTGTGTAAGATGGACATGGACGGGTGATGTTTATGATAGAAAGGTTGTTTGTTTAGTTTGGAAGAAAAATGAAGAAGAAAAAAAGAAAGATAAGAAATGATTGACCCAATAACAGCATTAGCGGGAATACAGAGTGCGGTTGCACTCATTAAAAAGGTATCCAAGACAGTGGATGATGTGTCATCATTGGGTCCCGTTTTGGGAAAATATTTTGATGCGAAAAATAAAGCAACAAAAGCAGCTCATCAAGCCAAAAGTAACGGCAATAAATCCAATATGGCGGTCGCTATAGAAATAGAAATGGCATTAGAACAAACTAAACAATTTGAGAAAGAACTACAATTGTTGTTTATGCAGTCTGGTAAAATTGATGTTTGGAATAAAATAAAAGCAAGGGCTCATGCACTTGATATTGAAGAAGCGCACCAAGCAAGAAAAGATAAAGAGGATAAGAAACGAAAAAAACAGGAATTGGAAGAAGCCATACAAATTATAATTGGTGTTATACTTATAATTATAATATTGGCTGGTTTGGGATGGGCATTCTTTGAGATAATGAGTCACTGCAATTCTCTACCAAAAGGATGTGGCGGATAAACTGTCAACTATATACAATTATTATTTTGAAAAATTGATATGATTAAAATTATTTTATTGTCGTTATTTTTAATTGTCAACAACTCATATGCTTTAGAACTTACTGCTCAAAGTTGGTTGGTCACCGATGGAAAAGGTAAAATTATTCAGGGTGAAAATACCAAAGAGATTCGTTCTATTGCAAGTATAACGAAACTTATTTCTGCAATGGTTGTTTTGGATGCCAAACAAAATTTGGATGAAAAAATAAACCAATTTACCAGAAGAGAATTGTTGAAACTTTCTATTGTTAAATCCGACAACAATGCGGCCAGACTACTATGTGAGAAATATCCTGGTGGTTTGTCTGCGTGTGTTGCTGCAATGAACAAGAAAGTTCATTTCCAGGGTTTGTTATATACCAGATTTACGGATCCAACGGGTCTTGATGCGGGAAATGTTAGTAACGCAGAAGAACTTATCGATATCATACTGATAGCCAAAGATTATCCGGAATTGGTTCAGTACAGCAAAATGTCAGAAGTGAAAATTAAGATACGCAAAAATTGGATGGTGTTTAATAATACGAATCCAATTATTGGTAAGAGACACGATTTTATTATTAGTAAAACCGGTTATATCAGAGCGTCTGGTGGTTGCATCGTAATGATGTTAGACACCGATGTTGGGAGAAGAATTGTTGTTGTTCTTGGAAGTAAGAACACTAAGACTAGAATTCCTGAAGCAGAATTCATTTCTCAGATGTAATGGTTGCGGGTCACGGAGTTGCACCGGAACTGAGGATTATGAGCCCACTGTGATTCTGTTTCACCAACCCGCCAAATTATTTATAATTGTTTTGTCGTATGATCTTTGATCGTTCTTCTATCATTTTAAATGCTTCATCTTCAGCCAAAGCATCTTCAATTTCTTTTGGAGTTTTTCTAAAGATTCTATCATAGTTATCAGCGTATTCTTTTTGTGATACACTGAATGGTCTTGGATTTGAACCTTTACCTCCATCAGACATATTACTCTCCGTAGATAAACACAATGCTTGTTACTGGTGCAACATATTTATCTTCAATCTTCATTGCTGCGTTCCAATCTAGCAGAACAACATCACCAACCGAAACATCTTCAACTTCTGGACCGATTGCCAGAATTTTAGCTCGATCTGGTTCTTCTGTACGTTGAAGAATGATTCCTGATGTTGTTGTTTTTGTCTGTTCAACACGTTCAATTACAACTTTATTTTTCAATGGAATAATATTCATAACATCCTCAAAAATGGAGCGGTGTACTGATTCACACAGCTAACATGAGGGGGTACCCCATGTCGTATTATTACACACCGCATATAATGGAGCGGGATAAGAGAATCGAACTCTTAACCGAAGATTGGAAATCTGCTGTTTTACCATTAAACTAATCCCGCAACTAACTTGGTGCCCCATGAGAGAATCGAACTCCCGTACCCGGATTACAAAACCGGTGTAATACCATTATACTAATAGGGCAAAATCTTGGAGCGGGTAGTGAGAATCGAACTCACAACTAAACCTTGGCAAGGTCTTGTGTTACCACTAGCACCATACCCGCTTCTTTCTTTATAGAGTTATTATATAGGCTGATTTTTATTCTGTCAAGCCTTTTTACATCGTAGGACCATTTCCATTACGGAAACCAACCTCACCACCCTCTTCTTTAATTTTCTTAATAACATCTTCAAACAAGATGGGTCTGAAGTCTGTTTGTTCGACGCAGACGCAGTGGTAACGTGAGTCAACTATTGGTTCTCTGTAACCAAAAGGATCTTTCATCTTAACACGGTTCGCATGTAAGTGACCATGAATGTTGACACCAAAACGACCAAGACTTTCCTCATGTACTGGAATGTGAGACAGAATCATTCCGTTCATCACATGATAACCACGAACATCTCTGAAGTGTCGGGTGTAGTCCTCTAATTTAAAAATGTCGTGATTACCTCTGATCAGAACTTTATCACCATTCAGACGATGCATGGTGTTCAAAGATTTTTTATTGATTACAACATCACCTAGGTGATAGACTTTATCGTTTGGTCGAACAGTTTCGTTCCAACGCTTCACCATTTCCTCATCCATCTCTTCTGGATTATCCCATGGGCGAAGCTTAGTCACACCATCATTACGCATAAACCTACACACACCAGCGTGACCAAAGTGTGTGTCACTAACTAAAAATACTGCTGGCATTTGTAACTCCTTAATTTGGTCCGGCCACCAGGAATCGAACCTGGATTGATTGCTTAGAAGGCAACTGTATTATCCATTATACTATGGCCAGAAATTTGGTGCCCCAGAGGAGAGTCGAACTCCTAAAATTTGGTTTCTAAGACCAACACGTATACCAATTCCGTCACCGGGGCATATATATCTTTATGAATCAACCTATAAAAATCTCAGCCAATGTTCACCATTGCATTTACTTTACTACAAGTAGATATTTTACACCACATCCTGTTATAAGTCAACCAACAAAAGTGGAATTTAAACCTTTAGTTATTCCTGAGATTGGTGCTCCCAACAAGAATTGAACTTGTGTTTCGGCTTTACCAAAGCCGTGTAATGCCATTATACTATGGGAGCAAAATGGTGCTGCCTGTTGGAATCGAACCAACTTCAACGGCTCTTCAGACCGCCGCTATGACCACATCAGCTAAAGCAGCATGGTACCTGGTCACGGTTTCGAACCGCGGACCCTCTCCTTGTAAGGGAGACGCTCTACCCCTGAGCTAACCAGGCACAAAATTTACTTTGGGTTGTCCTATGAGGATCGAACTCATACTACCAAGGTCACAACATGGGGTGCAGGCCACTACACTAAGGACAACCCAAAGCAAACTTAATTGCTTTGGGGTTTTAAACCTTTGATGCTTCTTGTTCTGTTAGAATCCGTTTTAACCGGTCTGCACAGAAAGAAGCCGCAGGTGCATCTGGCTTCACCATAGGTGTCACATTACATGTACCTTTGACGTAACCAATTGCTTGTTGAACAACACAAGAACTACCAAATTCATCAGACTTGTTAAGGTCTAAGTGAACTTCTACGTGACGGTCTTCCAACACATCCGCTAGACTTTGGAACAGTTCTGAAACTTTGTATACTTCGGTCATTAGACGCATTGCTGGTTTACTTTTCTTGTAATCGTAATCCAGTTCTCGTTGAACATAACCAAAGATTTTACAACCATGGCGTCCATCGATATGAACTACAACCGCAAGAGCGTAATCAGCGTACCATACACCATCGGCACGAACACGTTCCGAGTCTGCACCCAAATAAACACGTGTATCTGGTCCTTGGTTTACGATAAAGTGTTTTACTTCTTCTAAGTTGAAATTTTTCATATCAATCACCTTTCTTTTTATTGGCATCCCGCCAGGGATTCGAACCCCGTCCCACGGTTTTGGAGACCGTCATGCTGCCGTTAACACCAGCGAGATATTGGTACCCTTGGACAATTTCGAAATGTCGACCTACGCCTTATCAAGACGGTGCTCTTCCTCTGAGCTACAAGGGTAAAATTGGACCGTCCTGAGGAATTCGAATCCCCAACCTTTTGGTTCGTAGCCAAATGCTCTGATCCATTGAGCTAAGGACGGACATTTTGGTGGTACTAATTGGTAACGATCCAATCTCCTCGGCTTATGAAACCGGTACGCATCCGTCTACGTCATAGTACCATTAATTGGTGGACCGCAAGAGAATCGAACTCTTACCTCCGCCGTGCAAAGGCGGCGTGCTCCCATTATCACTAGCAGCCCAAAAGAATGACTTACTACTTTTCCTATTATACGCCATAAGTCAAGGCGAGTATTGGTCCGAGTAGAGAGGTTCGAACTCCCGACCCCCTGGTCCCAAACCAGGTGCGCTACCAGACTGCGCTATACTCGGAATAAATTGGCTCCACAGGAAGGGATCGAACCTCCGACCAATTGATTAACAGTCAACTGCACTACCGCTGTGCTACTGTGGAATTGAATTCTGTATTATATATCACACTAAAAATGCTCTGCATCCCTCGGCGGTAATTGTAGTGCATCATCTCTTGGGTTGCCCCGCAAATCTCACGCACCTTCCACCCGCTCCCCGACAGGGACCGTTCTCGCATTGCCAGCGGCCTTTCGGTTTAAAGACTACCACCCGTGGTTATCAAACCACTTCTCATCGTCCGGGTCAGACTAGCCATTGATTAGATGGCACGTTCTGGCGGTCCCAAGGGGTAACGATCCCCTTCTTTTGGCGTGACAAGCCAACGTGCGTCCATGAACACTTTGAGACCTAATCTTATGCACGAATGTCTACATTCGTTCCTTTATCATTTAAGGAAGTTTCTTTTCCTTTTTCATCATATGTTTGTTCAAATTTTTCACTTTGAACTCTTACAACTGTTACATCATTACCTCTATCATATTTGATAGTTTCTCTAACTACTGTGTTTCTCGTATCACCAGCCCAGCTGATTAAACTTGATATTTCTGAAATTAACATAGTAATCTCCTTTTAATTTGGTGGGTGTCCACGGAGTCGAACCGCGATTGTTTACCCGGAGGGACCAGATTTACAGTCTGGGGATGCACACGCCATAGCATCAAGACACCCAAATTTTTTGGTAGGGCTGAAGGGTAACGATCCCTTTTCTACTGGTTAAAAGCCAGTTGCTTCACCTTAAAGCTTCAACCCCATAAACATTTATACTACCATTTGTTTAGTGTTATCGTGCCTATTTGTCAACAATGTAGCTAACACTGACAAGCGACTAGCAGTTATATCAGACAGTGTTGGTCGCACCCGTACTGTCGAGTAGTCATAGCGTCCTATAACGATACCTTGATAACACTAAACAAATGGTACACCGTAGGAGAATCGAACTCCTCTTACCGCCGTGAAAGGGCAGTGTCCTAACCGATAGACGAACGGTGCATTGGTGCGAGTGGCCGGAATCGAACCGGCACGCCGAAGCGAGAGATTTTAAGTCTCTTGTGTCTACCTATTTCACCACACTCGCAATATATTTTTAAAGAACAAGTGTGTATTATATACGAACTGGCAACTTTGTCAACCAGTTGTTGTACAAATACAACACAACTTGGAGTGGGTGACAGGAATCGAACCTGCATAAAACGGATTTGCAATCCGTTCCCTAGCCTTTCGGGTCACACCCACATAAATTTGGTACCCCCGCAGGGAGTCGAACCCTGATGAACCAATTATCTGTTGCTTACGGGATATAAATCCGCCGTTTTACCATTAAACTACAGGGGTGAATTTGGTGGAGAACTAGGGAGTCGAACCCTATGACCGTTGTTTAGACGATCTACGGATTAGCAATCCGCTGCATTACCATCCTGCCCGTTCTCCAAAATCTTTGTGGTCAGGGTAGCAAGAATCGAACTTGCACTACAAGGTTCCAAACCTCGGCGACTACCACTATCATATACCCTGAATTGGTGGAAGCAGTGAGATTCGAACTCACGGACCCTTTCGGATCGGCAGTTTTCAAGACTGCTGCAATAAACCGGACTCTGCCACGCTTCCATTATTCTATTAAAAAATTAACTACTTCTTTTTCTATCTCTGCATGAGACACATCGAAAAATACTCCTGGACTTTTTTGACCTACACCAGAGTGGTCAAAAAAATTATTGTATCGTATTCCATGCTCATCAAAATTAACATTTGCTGTTTTGTAAGCACCAATCGTTACAACATATTCAGGTTTTGTTTTTGTTCTCTTTAACACATATGAAACAGTTTCTGCACCTTTACTAAAGCCGTAAAGACGATATGGTTTCTTTAGTGTCTGTATGTATTGTAATGCTTCTTTGTTCTGATACCAAGAAAAAGATTTACCACAATAACCTAAATGATTTGTGTATTTCTGAAATGATACAGAATTAAACGATTCATTCAAACCTTTAAAACCTATCACATAACCTTTACATGCATGAGCAAAAAGAGGTGCAGATAATAACAAAGACAATATAATTTTTTTCATTGTTATCTCCTTTACCATATAGAAACACACTCAAAGTCGTCCTGCTTCATCACTCGACGGTACCGGGCTAACCGTGGATATCAATGTGTTTTTATATGGCAGCCCATCAAGGATTCGAACCTCGGAATGTCGGAATCAAAATCCGATGCCTTAGACCAACTTGGCGAATGAGCTACAAATAATAACTCTATAAATTTTTAAAGAACAAAGTGTATTGTATGACAGATTCAATGACCTGTCAACAGCAGTGTTGTTTTATCGCAACACCAAACAAAAAACCCTTAGAGTTTTAGTCTAAGGGTCTTGTGTTTAGAGTCTTTTTAGAACTTAGTTCTTACGAATCCTTTTTACCACAAAACCCGGTCGGCCATGACGCATCGACGCAATTACTTGTGCGATACTCTGGCTGCAATCTAAAGGGTTTAATGGATATGAGTGTCATTTTATTTTCTATTGTTTATATTATATAGGACTTTTTTTAAATTTTTCAACTAATTCTTTTAATTTATTTATATCTGGTTCTGCACATAAAAAATCGTGCATGTCATTTACATCATTTAATGGTAAATTCCACCATTCCAACTTCAATAACAAATCAATAACTTCACCACTAAATCTATGTTTAATATATTTTGCAGGATTTCCACCGACAATCGTATAAGGTTCTACATTCTTAACTACATGAGAATTGGCCGCAATAATTGCACCATCACCAATCGTAACACCAGACATGATTGTAACACCGTGACTTAACCAAACATCATTTCCAATTCGTATATCACCTTTTGTTCCGTTCTGTTGTCTGTGTGGAAAAGTGGAAACCCAATTTACATGGTGATCACCACCAAGGAATAGTTTTACACGATCAGCTACCGAACAATATTTTCCAATGTAACATTTTGCGCCTTCGCCCCATTGAAATATTTCAATTTTATCTGCACCATATGTTCCGTGTTCCCAATTCACATGGCTCATAACTTAATCAATTTTTTTCCAAGATATTGGTTTTTCTACTATGGGTGCCGCAGGATTAACAAAGTCGTCAAATATATCCCAGAGTTGTTCCGATATTGCAAATTTTGTTATTAGACCAGCTTCACGCCCATAAGCATCTATTTCCCATGGCTGAATCCAATAATCTATTTTGTCTGGATCTATCTTTTTATTGCGCCACTTAGTCAATGTATCGTTCGTTTCACCGAAAATGTACTGTTTTATATGTACCATTTCGTGTGCTAATGTCTCCAATATTCTTCTGGAACCAATAAGTGGGTTGATTTCAATAATAAAATGTCTGGGTTGTTTTCTGCTGTTGTAGTCTTCAACACTTGCGAAACCATAGTCATCCAACTTACTATCGAAATGTATTTCGGTTAGACAGTTGTTTCTAATTCTAGTGTTTGGTATCAGTTCTTTTGAATAAAAAAGTGCAGCGCGCTCAACAAATGGCTTGAAATCTTTATCTGGACAGTTAAGTATACGTACCTGCATAAGAATTCTCCCATTTTAAAGACACTATTATACACATATATTTATCAACTAGACCTTTTCCACTTTGACGCCTGCTTTTTCTAAGAAATGCACACCGTCCTCAGAGCGATAAGAATTGCGATAATACACAGAATTAATGCCGCTTTGGTAAATAAGCTTGGCGCAATCAAGACAAGGGGCATGAGTAATAAAGATAGAAGCACCGTCCCCAGATTCAGTCGATTTTGCCAATTTGGCGATAGCGTTTGTTTCCGCATGGAGAACCTCAGGTTTAGTTTTTAAAGCATATCTGCTGCCGTCAAGAAATGGCCAACGTTCTTCAATTTCTTCAACGCTCAACCAACCGCCTGCGCCTTGGTTCATGTATTCTTTATCTTCACAATTATTATCCCAACCAGATGGCATACCATTGTAACCAATAGAAATGATGCGATCATCTTTTACGACAATCGCACCAACATGAAGTCTACGAGCCGAGGATAGTTGTGCAAACACCTCAGCCGTTTTCATATAAGCATCACGAAATTTCTGTTTCATTTGGTTTGTTCGGCTAAAATTTTATAACCTTTGCCTGTTGGATGAATACCATCAGAACTCATATGATCTTTAGGTCTAGGTAATACAATATCGCCATATTCACTCGCAATCTTCATAATTGCTTCATGTGGTACAGGTTTACGGTCTTTGCCTGGATCAATCCAAAAGACACGTTTACCTTTGATGGATCCTCGCATCTTCCTCAATTCAAATTCAGTTTTAACACCTTTGTGATCATTAGCACCGAGACTAATAATAATTGTTTCATATGGTTTGGTCGTTGACTGTGCAAGATAGTCTTTGTTCCATTGCCAAGAATTCCAACCACCACGGCTGTAACTAACACATTCAGGTCGTTTCATTGCTGTACCAACTGCAATGCTATCACCAATAATCATACAATCAATCATAGAACCTCATATTCTTCTTTACCAACACCACATTCTGGACAAGTAAAATCTTCAGATAGTTCTTCCCACTTGCCTTCAGTTTCTTCATCGTGAACGTGGCCACAAACTACACAAACGTGATCGGGTTTCATAGTGCCTCCAATACTTTTTTATATGCATTTGCATGACGTTCTTCAACTTTCTTCAAAGCATTAAAACGTTTTTCAGCTTTAGCTAACACAGCCTTAAATGCTTCTGCATGTTCAAAAGATTCTTGAATCTGACCACGCATTTCCTTTTCGGCTTCAATGTCTTTTTCTTTTACTGCAATGGCTTCAAACTGTGGATACATTTCTGTATACTCATAAGTTTCACCAGCAATTGCTTTCTCCAAACATTCTTTCGTAGAAGGTTTACCAATCAACAGTTCTAGGTGACCCCATGCATGTTTGATTTCTTGATCCGCAGTATGCTCAAAGTGTTTTGCAACATCTTCAAACCCTTCTTCACGAGCAATCTTAGCAAAGTATCGATATTTGATATGTGCCATTGACTCACCAGCCAATGCACTCTCTAAGTTTTTTAGTGTGACAGACATGTTTTTCCTTTTTAAATGGTGCGCCCGAAGGGACTTGAACCCCTAACCAACGGATTATGAGTCCGCTGCTCTAACCATTGAGCTACAGGCGCAAATATTATTTGATATATTCTACACTGTCTTTACGCAACCAACGAATGATTTGTGTATCATTGCCAGTAGGCAGACGTTTGTTCACAGCAATAAATTCCACACCATCGATTTCTTTCGACGGCCAATCAGAAAATGTGTAGAACTCCTCTAGAGAAATTTTTGCACGAACTTTTTTGAGAATAGATTTTTTTTGCGTTTTCATAGTAAGATTATACATAAAAAAAGAGGGTCTGTCAAGACCCCCTTATTTGGTTTTCGGTATTAACTACCTCTTATACGTGGTCTAGACTTATGTTCTTTGATGTTTTGGATTATTTCCAAAACAAGATTTAATATTCCTTTAAAAAACATTTTAGTCTTTACTCTTAACGGCAATTTTCTTTACCATGTCTTGAGTTTTGACAAGATTTTCCAACCAAATTTTCAACATGCCATTAGCAAGTTCGGCATTTTCAATTTCAATTTTATCCGCAAGTTTGAATTCACGGGTGAAATTACGAGTAGCAATGCCTTTGTGCAAGAATGTGCCATCTTCAGGTTCGCTGTCCTGAGTTGCACCCTTGATAACAAGTTTGTTGCCTTCCATGGTAACTTCAATATCAGATTTTGCAAAGCCAGCAACTGCCATTTCGATAACCCATTTGTTATCTTTGACTTGGCGAATGTTGTAAGGTGGATATGCAGTCAGATTTTTCGTTACACCTTTAGCCATCTCTTGAAGGTCATTGAACATTTTGTCGTAACCAACAGCGAAAGGGTCAAATTTGTGGAAGTCGAAAAGACTTGAGGTGAGATTTGTCATATAGTTCTCCTATTAAGCGAGTATAAAATTTGCAACCCCGAAGGCGTTGCGGTTAATCCAGCTTACCTTATACTGGTCCGAACTTGCGTGTCGGAGGTGTAATTACACGGACGCCTTTTACCGTAGCATCAAACAGGCCCTAAGGTGGGCATTATTGGCACCTGTGTATCTTTTACTACCCTTCACAGGCATGGTAGTTTCCCATCCCGATGGGACTGAGATTATAAACTTATTTATATTGGATGTCAAGAATTATTTGGACGTTTACCGATATTATATTTCGGTACTAATTGCCATTCATTCTTTTCTTTATGTGAAATGATCTTCACTTGAGAAAGAAAGATTGGTTCCGGAGTTTTGGTTTGTTCTTTGTTAACTATTTTTAAAAGACCCCAGTCCTCCAACAAATTGACAATCGCATTTCTACGCGACAAATCGTTATCGGTAATATCGGTTTCTTTTCCGTCTAGGGCAAATAGTTCTTTGAAATGCACCACATAATACTGACCGCGTTTATGCAATATGTGGCAAGATTGATATAGTGTCTTGTCTTTTTTTGATGCAACACCGATACGGGTGAGTGTTTCTCGCACCTTCAAAAAATCATCTTTTTCTTTTAAAGTTACTTCTACCAGATTTTTAACGTCATTCATTTCACCCGCCCTTATCTGTTTTTATTTTTATTTCAGAAATTTGTTCATCGGTGAGAATACGCAAAGCCTCTTTGGCTTTTTGATTCGAATAACCAAAATAGGCTTTTACACAATCAATATTCTCATCTTTTTTAGACTTTTGCCACGGAGCGAACTTGCGTTTCATGGGTCTAATATTATTTAGAAAATACTGGTATTGCATATCTTTGTCGGTACCCGGCCAGAGATTCATCTCACTGACGTAAGGAACACAATCTAGGTGATAAGACAAAGACCGATTGACAATAAAGGGTGCGTAATCCTTGAAATCTAGTTCATCTTCTGCCTTTTTCTTGTGGAGAACTAGGTCCACATAGTCGAACGGACTCATTTAAATGCACACTCAACCATGATTTCTGTAAGACAGGCGATAAGATTAATCTCATGGTCTGCAACGAATGCGGCTTGATATTGATACTTCGCAAGAATCACAACCATCTGGGGCACAGAATTTGCTTCCAACACACCATACAAACCATCATAGATGTTTCTGAAAATGCGTGACGGATCATTGTCCAAGTTGTTTGTGACCCACTTACGGCACGATGCAAAGTCTTTATCTTTGAGTGCAGTAACGAGTTCAGTCATACGAATTTCGGAAACCGATGCAAGAATACCTTTGTCGATGGTACCACCAGCAGCGTATCTTTGAAGTTCGTTTAGAATTCGACGATTATCAGGAAAGTGTTTGGTGATAACAGATGCAACAACTTCTTTTTCGTAGTTGATGCCTTCAGTTTGAAGGATGTTTTCAACACGTTTGAAGAACTGTCCTGCCATCTTGGCTTTGCTGCCATTGGCTTTGAAGTCAATTACCGTACAACGAGAATGAATAGGATCGATAATCCGATTCTTGTAATTGCAGGTAAAGATGAAGGAACAGTTGGATGCAAACTCTTCGATTGCACCACGCAGCGCAGGTTGCGTTGAATTTGGATTTAGATAGTCCGCTTCGTCTAGAATAACAACTTTGCGTCCACCAGACAAGGACATTGAGGAGGCATAGTTCTTGATTTTGTTACGTAGAACATCGATTCCAGACTCATCAGAACCGTTGATAATGATATAGTCGCAACCAATCTCTTCACAGAGAGCTCTTGCAACAGTAGTTTTACCGACACCTGCGGTGCCAGCCATAAGAAGGTTGGGAATCTTCTTCTGATTTACAAAGTCCTGAAATGTCTTTTTGAGAGCATCAGGAAGAATACATTCCTCGATAGTCTTAGGACGATACTTCTCCACCCACAACATGTGTTCGTTCATTCAAATTCTCCATAATATAAAATAACATTGTATCAGATTTTACGCCAACTGTCATTCTCTTTGACGTAAAGTTTACCATCAGGACCAGGTACGATATTGACTCTAATATCTTTTCTTGTACCTTCCACATAATCATCACCATATCCAACAATATAAAATGAATTTGGATTACGTGGTTTTGGTGTACCATAAGTTGCCTGTAGTTGCAATACAGGTTTACCCTCTAGTTGTTTTTCCAACTCAGCGGTAGGAAGTTCGTCTTGCTTGTATACAATACGTTCTTTGACTTCCTTATAACCGGCAACCCCAGCAACGAATAGACCTGCAATCCCTAAAGACTTCGCAAAGTTTCTCCGTCCTGTGGTGTTCATTTCACATCCAACATCGATTCAAAGAGAGCCTCAAACTCTTTAGATTCTGCAACCTCAGTGTGAAAAGATTGTTTGAATTGAGTCTTTGCCATGCGTTTGACAATCTTCTTTGGAACTTTTAGTTCTTCATTTGCCGCATCGACGATATCTTTAATTGCTTCGTTATTTGCTTGATTGCGGTTCAAGTGTAGAACCACCTCATCAATATAACCTTTCAGTTTTTTCAATTGTTCTTCATCATAAGAACCAAAAAGTGTATTTACTTTAGTCATTATCTAAGTTCTCCATTGATCAGACCAACAACATTCAACAGTTTTTCTTCCAGGGCAACAGTACCTGTAATCAAGTTAACAACAGTATTTCCTGGAATTTCTTCATTGTTTGGAGATTCCAGTACGGCAATAACATGAGTGGGATTGATTGCGATTGATTTTTTGGTCATCGCATCGGTAAAATAAATCAACATGTTATTCTCCAAATTTAGATTCTTTGGCTTCGATTGCGATCCAATATTGTAGATCACCCTTCTCATTCTTGAATGAAGCAAGCCCCTGAGATGACACTTCAACAGTATAAGAACCGGGAATCATCTTAAAGTTTTCAGCAAGAAACACTGCCTTGAAAACTTTTCCATTGTTGATCTCACCGATCTCAATGGTGTTTGTGTGTGCAGAATCATCCTTGGCGTCGAATGTTGAAACAACAACTTTAGAACCATCAGATTCAAATGCAATGTGTGAAGAACCAAGAACAGCCGCATTCTTCAGTGCCTGAGCCAAGTCCACATCTTTCAATTCAAACTCACCATCAACTGTTGGTAGTTTCAATTCTTTATCTGGCGGAGAAACAATCATTGTCTTCACTGTAGTACGATACTTGGTTTTACTACGACCAGATTTAAAGATGACATGTTGATTGTCGAAATCCAATTCAGTATCTTTGTTCAGGGAAAACACCGACAGAAACTGATTCAGATCATAGATGCAAAAGTCTTGCGGGAATTCATCAGGTAGGGTTGCTTTTGCAAGAACCGTTTTGGTGGATGAAATGGTTGCAATCTTATTGCCCGTTTTAAATTCAATGCCGGAGTTAATGCCAGCAAAATTTTTCAACACTGTTAGTGTTTCATTCGATAATTTCATAATATACTCCTTATTGCAGTTCTTCAATTATACTTGAACCGTAGGATAATTCAAGTTTTTTAATCACATTTTCTTTCAAGTCTTCCAGTGTGCCTTCATTGTCAATGACATGGTCAATAGAACCTCCAATCCAGCGCCATTCGGATTCGTGTACACCTGATCGTTCTAACATGAAGTTTTCTGCTGCGTTGTCGCCACGGTTTGCTTTACTCGCAATGCCATACCAATGTGGTGTAATACCTCTTTGTATTTCAATTAAAATGCCACCGTGATCGTGTACAAACTGCATTTCATTCCTAAAACGAACATCAGTAATAACAAAATTTTGTTCTGGGTTTTCCATGATATATTTCTTCATTTTAATAACCCAAAAGTCCTGATGAAACACATTTCGTCCAACTTCTGTGCCCATCAACTGTAGTGCCAGCCTTGGTGTGAATTCTTTTCCGAATTCTTTAGACCAAAATTTATCAGGTTGTTCTCGCCACTTACGGGAAGCATCTGTGTCACCTTCTAGAAGATGCCTTGGCCAACCAAACATTTCAGCAGCAACATCCTTAACACCTTTTGCGAAACTCAAAGGAGTGAAGCCTAGGTCTTTAAGGATGTCACCGGCTGTGCCTTTACCTGAACCAATAAATCCAAGAAGGCCGACAATCATCACATTTCTCCGACGAAATTTGCTACAGCAGGCATGTCGCCTTTGAAGTGATAGGTGCCGATGTGATCAGTACGCATCCAAGGGCAAAGCCAAATTTGACCACCTAGTTTGCGCCAGAGTTGACAGAACATATAGTCTTCAGACAGATAACGATCTGTGCCACCACCAGTTGCAGAATCTGCACTATCAATAATAGTATCAAAGTATGCATGAATGTAACGTGTACCGTCAAAGTGTGCTTGGCCAACGTGGTCTGGTTTGTAACGCAGTTGAGGATATGCTTCTTCAAACTTAGGAAAAACTTCACGTTTAATCATCATAAAGCCTGTACCGATTTCCAGGACTTCAAGAGGTTCAGACACAGAAAACTTTTCAGTACCACGAACAGGATTGAAAACATAATCACCAGTTACTTTTTCTAATGATTGTGCTTCAATTTGGGGATTTCTCTCCATGGCCTTCTTAACAGAACGCCACTTGATGGCTTTCTTAGGATAAGGACCGCCGATAACATCTTTGTCCAAAGCAAGAAGTGCAATCACATCTTTCGGATCAAAGTGAATGTCGGAGTCGATGAACAACATATGTGTACATTCCGAACGATTCAAAAACTCATCAACAAGGTAGTTTCTTGCACGTGTAATCAAAGATTCATTGAAGAGAAATGAAAATTTAACTTGTACGCCATACTGAATGCAAATAGACTGCAAGTCAAGGCAAGCCTTGGCATACAGCCCATGATTCATGCCACCGTACATAGGTGTTGCAACGAAAATACTTTTCTTTTGAAGGTCTTCTTTTTTAATTGAAATTTCCATTATCTCTCCAAAAATAAAAAAAAGGGAGAACCACCTTTCGGTGGTCTCCCAGTCAAACAGTCAATTAAGCGTTGAAGCTGTAACCAGATTTGATAGCGGCGCGAACCATAGCTTTGGTAGGAGTACCAAGGCGATACACGGCAACCTTAGAACCGTCAGCGCGGGTCTTGGTGTTCGTGTAGATAACATGACCTTCTTGGCGAAGTTCGTCGATGCGAGCGCTGACATTCTGGATGCCAAAACGAGCACGAGCTTGTGCGGTGGAAAGGGTGTTGTAGCCTTCTTTCTTGCTCAGAAAGTTGATCAGGCGTTGCTTAGCGGATAATTTAGTCATAATAATCTCCATAATAATGACAAGGTTTACAAAATTTCTTGCGTTTTGCAAGTCTTCACAGTATACTATTATATAGTCGCCGTGTCAAGCATTTTCGCGGTATACTTGATTTATCTGCCGACTTGAGGCAGGTATTTTTCTTTGGTCTGTTCCCAGGATAGGAAGATCAAGTCATCATAGAAGAGTGATTCATAAGAAACATTGTTCTTCTTTTTTAACATAGAAATCCTACCTTTGGCATATTTGGTTTTCCAAATATTTGACAAGGTTTCTTCACTGGTATCAAAAGATTTAACCAGATCAGTTTCACCAATTTCTTTTCTTAGAAATTCGTTGGTGTTATTGTAGAGAGGAGAAAAATAAATTCCTCTCTGATGTTCAGTGCGGATCAGGTTTTTAGGAATGCCTAGTTTTGAATAGGCAAAGTTTAGAGTCCTGTTTTTGTGGTCACGCTTGAAAGGCAGACCATTGGGTTTCTTTGCTTCCCACCACTCAAAATATTTTTGTGTGTGGTTCTCTTTAACCCAGTCATACACTGAATTAACAGTCTTCTTAGTTGGTTCGAATGCGACAGAACCACTAGAGAATCCCATTTTGTTCCAATGTTCCAATCCATCGTATTGCGACAACCCATTTGACTTGGTATTACCATACAATGAGGTTGTTGTTACGCCGACGAGAACATCGTCATATTGTCTCTTCCAATCTTTCTGCACAGTATCAGATAGACACAGTAGAGCCAACAGTTTACCGCCCATGTAATTGAAACCGAGCGGTTGCAAAGGCACAATGGTGGAACCAATCGCGGTGTGATTGATCATATTGCCTTGTGTCTTCACAGTTCTTTCCCAACCAATCGCCTTGTCGCGAGGTGTCAGATCAAGAAAGTCCGATGAGATGCAAATGACACCAAGATATTTCTCAGTCACTTCATCAATCACCGTATAGAATAGATTTCTTCCAATATTGGAATTATTCTTCATCGTAGAAGAAAATGTACGAATGGTGTTCCACGTTTCAGCCAAAGTACCATTCGACAAGACCATTTTAGGTTTTAGATTTTCATAATCATCTGGTGTTTTTGGCATCCAAAAATTAGACTTAACTTTTTCAACGAGTTTAATTTGGTTATTGTCGATAAGTTGAACTTGATAACCATCAAAAATAGTATTGATCTCGCGTGTAGGATATTTCTCATGCACTTCACACCATTTCTGGTACAAAGTGTATTCACGAACATCCATTTTCGATGCAAGAGTTAGATCACCAATCAGAGATGATTTTAAATTTTCTGTGTCAATGTGAGTGAAGCGAGATGGTTCATTTGCGATTTGCCATGTTCGCCACTGTTCAGTAACATCAGGAAATACTTTTTTTGTTGCCATTAGGTAATGCGTTTTTGTTGTTTAATTTAAACTTTTGGAACTTAAGCATTTTCTTATTGAGTTTGCTTAACTTTTTCAATCCAAGTTGCAATGCAAGTGGTTTAACTCTGTCAGTATACACGATTCCGTTCATGTGGTCAAGCTCATGCAGGAAACACCTTGCGGTTATTCCTTCAAATCTTTTGGTATGTTTCTCACCTTTGTGATCTTGGTATTCTACCACAATACTTTTTGGTCTTGTGATCTTAAGTTGTAACATTGGAAAGGAAAGGCAACCTTCATCCATGTGTACTTCACCTTCAGTTGATACCAACTTTGGATTAAAGAAAGCAACATACTCTTCACCGGCACCCATGACAAAAACACGATGTAAGAAACCGCATTGATTGGCAGAAAGACCAAGTCCATTATTTTGTTTACATGTTTCTACCAATGCAGATGCCAACTCCGTTGGATTAACAGGAGGATCCGTAAAGTCGAAATCGGGTATTTGTTTGTATAGAAATGGATGATCAGGAGAAACCAACCTTAAAGTTTGTGCTGGCGGTTTCTCAACCTTTGATTGTTCATCGGTATTATATAATACAAATTCATCAGTACTCATTTTGCAATCCTTGAAAAATTATTTTTCTTTTCGAACCTAATTACGCTTCTGAACTTGTCGAATAATTGGTCGCCTTTGTGTGAAATAACAAACACGTTCGTATCTGTTCCCATTTCGTGAATCAGTTTTAGGAACTCTTCTGTGCCGACTGTATCAAGTGATGAATCAAAGACTTCATCCAGAATCAGAAGGTTGGTGTTGGTTGAATTCTTTAACTTGGCAATCTGTCGCCACGTAAACAACAGTGCCAAGTCGATACGCATCTTCTCACCTTCAGAAAAGTTGGCATAAGAAAACTCATCACGGTGCCGACTCTTGATGGTCTCTTCAAAGTTCTCATTGATATTGAAGTTGACAAAGAAGTCCATTGCAGTCAAGTACTTGTTGATCAACTTATTCATAATCGGCAAATACTGCTTAATGATTTTGGTTTTGATACCCGTATCTTTGAGTAGTCCACTGGCAAATTCGTGATAGTGTTTTGCCGAAATTAGTGCCTCATACGATTCAGTATAATTTGCCAATTCGGTTCTGAGAGATTTTAATTTCCCATTCTCATCTTCAAGATTATCTTTAGTTGTGGAAAGATTGGTGATCTCTCCATTCAACTTGGTAATGTATTGTTGAATTGCCGAGATGGTTGAATTGTGTTTGATTATTTCACCATTGTGTGCATTGATATGATTCAATACACCAGCAATATCTTTTAACCTATTTGAGATTTTATCAATTTCGGCCTTAACTTCCTCAAGACCCTTTTGTTGAACATCGACTTTGGATTTTCTCTCTTCAATTTGTTGTTCTTTGAAATGTGTTTCAATAGATTGTTTACAGGTTGGGCAGTTGTCGTTTTTTTCATAGAATTCAATATCCTTTTCGATTTTGGTAATATTGTTTTCGATCTTCGCTTCTATCTGGATAAGTTTTTTGGATTTTTTCTCCAAGATATCCTTTCCATCACCAACTTTTGATGTTAAAACTGTAACATGTTTCTGTATCAAACCAATATCTTTTGTAATTTTGGTTATTTGATTTTGTGAAGTCTCAATTTCTTTTCTTTTGTTATCAATTTCCACATCGTTACGCAATTTATTGTCTTCGATGTTTTGTAATTGAAATTTGATTTTCTCTTCAACCAAATTGATATCAAATTTTACTTTGGTAATATCATCTTTGATTGTGGATAATTTTTCTTTTACCACGCCGTTCATTGAGGAAAAGATTTGAATGTCTAGTAAGTCCTCGATGATTGTTCTGCGGTCTGAGGCAGACAACTGCATAAACGGAACAAAAGAAGCCGAACCAAGGATGACAACCTGCGTGAATGACTTGTAGTTTAGTTTGAGAATGTTCTTCTCTAGAATTTCTTGATAGTCTTTTGCAGCCGCATCCTGGTTCATCAACGTATCATTGACGTAGATTTCAAACAGATTAGGTTTGATACCACGAACAACTTTATATGATTTTTTACCAATGGTAAATTCAACTTCAACTATCGCATCACGCGAGTTGATAGAGTTTAACAATTGTGGTTTGTTAATTTTACGAAATGGTTTGCCGAACAAACCAAAGCACAAAGCATCCAGAATGGTGGATTTGCCGGCACCATTTTGTCCAATAATTAATGTGTTTTGTGATTTGGTAAAATCAATCTCAGTAAATACATTACCCGTTGATAACAGGTTTTTCCAACGAATCTTACGAAATAGTATCATGCTTGTTCAGTATTCAATGCCTCTACGTAGAGTTCTTTCAATAAATTCTTTAGTACATTATTATCTATACTGTCTTCTTTGATTGAGTCCACATACTTGTTGAGAATCGTCAACGTGTCTTCTGCTTGATCAATCATCTTCTCATCGATACCTTCAGTTAATTCAGTGAAGTCTTCTGCAATGGTGATATCGACTGGATTAACATTATACAGGCTATTCATAAACTTGTCAAACAAATATGGATTAGTTTTGTTGATTACAACCACTTTAACATATGTGCCAGTATAAACACTCAAATCTTTATTGGTAATTTCTGTAATAGTTTCCTCTTTGTCATCATATCTGATTCTGTGGAAAATGACATTAGGATTTTTTACGAAATCAAGTCTTTCACTATCAAGATCAAAGATATGGAAACCACGAGGATCATTGTAATCTTGCCAAGTAAGTTCGTATGGGTTTCCGACATAGTGTATATCGTCTGAACTAGACTTATGATGATAATGGCCAGAAAAAGTATGAGAGAACTTTCTAAAAATACCACGATCTAATCCTCCTTCAGAAGGCATACCACGATACATAGCAAAGCCAGAAATTTCAAAATGACCCATACAATATTTTGCATCTGTTTCTTGCAACATTTTCATTGAGTCTTCATAATTTTCCGGACAGATCCAAGGCATCATACAGATTTTATGTGGACCCACATAGATTTCTGACGGATGGTCTATGATGTTAAATGAAGATGCATATTCACCAAGTAAAAGATTTACAGAATTTACATCATTGGTATTTTTAAAATACGTATCGTGATTGCCAGCCAACATATGTACATCAACACCGAGTTGTGCCAATGGTTCAAAGAACATTTCTTTGGCACGTTTCAGTGAATAGAAGTTGATATATTTCCTGCGATCAAATGTATCACCAAGAATCAACACGGCTTGGATTTTTTCTTCTTTCAATTTAGGAAAAAAGGTATCTCTATAAAACTTTTCATAGAAATCCAGGAAATGAACTGAATCATTTCTTGCACCAAAGTGTTGATCGGTTATGATGGCAATTTTCATTTTTTACAATCGTTATATTCTTGCTTCAAAATATTCATTCTTTTTTCTTCCGCTTCCCAGACTCTTTTTCTTAAACCAGAACTACTGTATGGATGTTGACGTTCGTGATAGAACAATTCTATACCTTGATCTAGACACCATTGTTTACCAGTAAAGTCCTTTGTTTTATATTCGTCACCCAAAAAACGGATATCAACATGTACTGTTTTCAACATGTTCAACAAATCTTCTTCAGTGTGATACACCAAAACTTCATCAACATATTTGCAAGCCGACACGCACATAAATCTTTCATACATTGACATTACTGGTTTATTTTTTGTGTCTGGTCTATCCACTGTTGGATCAACCTGGACTGCCACAATCAAATAATCGCAATGTCTTTTTTCTTCTCGCAACATTGTAACATGTCCAGCATGAAACAAATCAAATGTACTACAATTAAATCCAATTTTCATTATATCATTACTCCATAAATTTTTCAATACCTTTCGGCTTCTTTACCGTTTTTAATTCTTTTTTGGTTTTTTTGGCAACTTCATAGTTCTCAATGAACTCGGCAATGTTGTCATACAATTCAAATTGTTTGGTTGTACCGTCTTCAAACTCCATAGTTTCAAATTCATCCAAAACACCAATTTGTTCGGTTGCTTTGTACTTCACATACAACTGTTTCTTTTCTTTTTGTATCCTTCTGAGGAACGCATAGTAAATGATTTGAGTGAAGTAAGCAAATGGGTTTTTGGATTTATTCGGATCAAAGTTCTCAAAGTACATCAGGCAGTTTTCAATGCCATCCGAAATCATTTCATCTCGGTAAGTGTAGTTGATGAAGTTTGGTTTGTGTGAGAGTCCTTCGGCAATTTTCATCCAACATTCACCGATATAATTTGGTATGTTAGGTTTGGATTTGCCATTCTTCTCGGCCTCAATGCATGACTCTTTGTATGCAATTAGTGCCTTTAGGAAATCTTCGTTATTGATGTAGTGTTTCTGTTTGTTCATTCAAGTATACCATAAAAAGTTGTTGACAAAGGGCTTGACATGTGATACATTTCACGGTGTAGCCCCGATGATATTAATGTAATAAATTTCCTTTAATTGATTCCATATCTCTTAAGACTTCCATCATATTAACATCTCCTTCTTCTTTAACTTTGGATCTATTCCTTAGTATTTCATTCATTTTCTCCAGAGTACTCAGATAATATTCCACAAATTCCTCGGTTGGCATAAAAACACAGAGAATATCCTCGGTGTTAATTGCTACCGCATCACCCTTCATAATGTCTACAGGTAACCAATGTTGTAGAATGATATTCGCACTGCGAACTGCAAACATCATAGGGCTTGAAATTTTAAGTTGGAAAGAATCAAGTTCTTCCATAAAGCAAATAACATCAGTTCCATCCTTAAATCTGACAATGTGAATGTTATTTTCCATCTTTTAATCCTATGTTATAAAGTTTGAAAGAGAACTTCTCTTCATTATATATTTTCACTCTTTCCACGAAATGTTGCAACGTAAAGTTCATTTTCTTTTTGTGTCTGAGGTCGTCTGCAATGTCATAGAGTGTCGCCATTTCTTTTCCCTCCGCCTGTCTAAGAGATCGTCCAATCGATTGAAGATTTCGAACTCTTGACTTTGACGGAGATGCGAATATAATATTATGCAAATTCCTAATATTAATTCCAGTAGAAAAAGTCCCAAAAGAAGCCACAACAATAGCATCATTCTCTGTCTCCATAATTTTACGAATATTCTCGCGGTCTTCTGTTTCTACTCCGCCATGTACAAAAAATACTTTGCGGCCGTTTGCTTTTTCTTTAATAATATTATACAATATTTTACCATGTTTTTCAACCATTTGATAGAGAACAAGGGTATTTTTATCTAAACTAATCGCCAAGTTTCTAATGAATCTGTTCCTGTTTTCGGAAGTTATTAGATACTCTATTTCTTCTTGGTACGAATCGTCTTTGTGTTTATCACATACCTCTGGTGAATGTTTTAGTACCAGACATTTGATGTTGAATGGTGACAATTGTTTTTTGTCGATCAATTCTTTAGTTGTGATTACCTTCTCTACAGTTCCAAACAAACCTTCCAGAACCAACTTATGAGTTTTTGTTCCGTCTAGTGTACCAGTTAATCCAATACGATACTTTGTTTTGTTTGCGGCAGTCATAATGGTTGTCAATGACTGTGCTTTGAATAGGTGTGCTTCATCTCCAATGATGTAATCGAACTGTTCAAAGTAATCTTTTGGCAATTGATACAGTGACTGCCATGTGGAAATGGTTAACTTCTTATCTGTATGTTTGTCTTTGCCTTGGTAAATTCTGTGTACATGTTGTTCAACATTAAAACCGTTTTCGGAAGAATAGTCTTGGAAGTCTGAATACAACTGTTCAACCAGTGATGTTGTTGGTACAATAATAAGACCTTTAAGATTCTGATAATCAAACAATTGTCGTATCAACAAATAAATTATCAGTGATTTTCCTGATGCGGTGGGAGACAACAGCAGAGCTCTTCTATGTTGCATTGCGTGAATGAATGCATTTCTCTGGTGTTCTCTGACTTCAATTGGTCGACCTTGTGAATGTAGATTCAGAGTTTTAACAAACTTTTCGAAATGATATATCGAATACTCATCTTGAGTTTCTTCAAATTCGTATTTGTAACTGCGTTCTTCACAGAACTCTTTTAGGTAAGGTATCAACCCAAGATATATTTGACTTGTGTTTAAATGAAAGAGATATATTTTTCCATTCCATATTTTATTTCTGAATGCTGGAACAAATTGATAACCAGGAACAAAAAAGGAAAAATATTCGTGTAATTCTTTTGCTATGTATTTTTCACATTCTACTTTAGCAAAGACTTCATCGAATTTGGAAATTATTAAATCACTCATTTAAACTTTTCTTTATTAAATCACTTATTCTCATTTTATATTCAGGATTTTTCCAATTTTGTTTTGTTTTTTCTGCCAATTTATTTTTATATTCTTGACTTTTATTTCTTGTTTCCACTGCACATTTAATACAACAATATTTTCTTTTACGTTCATAACCAGGATTAAATATTGTTTTGCAATTTTCACATAATTTACTATAATCAACTTTGTTTTTTCTTTGACTGGAAAAATTATTTCCTTTTATTTTTTCTGATCTTTTTTTTGAACCTTGTTTTTGATTTTCGGTTCTTTCTTCACCTTTAAGTAAGGATTTTGGACTAATTTTACCTTTTCTAGAAGGTGGTAAATCGCCACCTTTGTTGATATTCCAACCAATATTTTCTAGTGGTCTATATTGTTTTTCTAGTAATTTAGCTTCTTCTTTTTTTAAATTATCTTTTAAACAAATAATCTCAACATTTTCTTGCCGACATCTGTTTTTTAAATGTTTGTTTTTGTTGTTGTGTTTGTGGTCATTAAACCTTTTTTTTATGGTTTGAGAAGTAATACCAATATACCCCTCTAAAAGAGGGTTTTGGTGTTCTGGGTATTTTATCCAATATAATTTATACATACAACTATTTATACAAATGAAATGTTGTAGTTGCTAAGTTATGCCCCTCCTATGAATTTTTCATAGTCAATGAATGATCTCAATTGCCAAGTTCTTTGTTTCAGTTCCGACATGATAGATTCCACAACAGAAACAGCTTCATCGTGATATACTTTCTTTTCAAGTAACTTGATCAAGTCTTTGTCTGCTTCAAGATATGTGGTAATATCCGATTTCAAAGCAAACTGAAATGGTTCCCAACCGTATTGTTCCAGTTCCTCTTGAGATAATTTACCAGTAAAGTATTCCCACTTGATCTTACGCATACGTAGATAATCAAAGT